CCATCTTTCTTCCAGGGGAAGGGCATCGTATTCTTTATAGTCTACCCCTGGACGCCAGCGGCCGGTTCCAGTGCGTATGATTTTACGAAATTCAATGAACTCCTCTTTACCAAAAGTAAAAGAAGTATACAGTCCATCTTTAAAGGTTCCGTTATTGTAAGAAACATAAAAGTTTTTAGACGAAGAAATTAGCTTTCTATGTTCTCGAAGTTGCCATGCGGGGAAGTAGCCGTAGGGAAAACTGACGTAGTATTTATTAGGAATAACCCATTTCGAAATCTCATCGGAGATTTTAAAAATAGACAAAGAGCCATGAATTACCGACCACGCCAGACAATCTCTTTTGTGGCGATCTTTGGGGTGAATGGGTACATAATAAATGGGAATGTAGCGAACAGTTTGATCCGGTTTTCTCTCATGGCGGCGATGAGCATACACGGGATCTTTTACAAAATCTCCCAATTTTTTTTTAATCAAAGGGGAAATGTCATCATTGCAAATGATCCAGATTGTATCACAACCAGCATAAGCACATTCTACCACGGCAGCTTCGAGCAGCGAATAATCAGGAGCAATCGGCATCAAACAATCTGGCCACGCTTGGTCAAAATCTAAGGGCTGACCTGCTACTGGAACAATGCCAGCTAGATGGAAGTATGTTGTATTATTTTCTCTAGTAACTTCCACGTATAACCTTTTTGTTGTTCGAGAGCGTAGACCTCAGCAAAAGAAAATTGAGGCACAAAATCAGGCACAACTACCCGCTTTCTAAACTCGATAATCGGACGACGATATTTCGGCAAACCTCGAGAATTATAGCCAACCACGCTGCCTTCAATTCCTTCCTTTTTTATCATCTGTAACATCTTCAATCTGGAGTAAATAGGAGAGATTTCAACGTCATCTAATTGCTCGGTTGAGAGGTAAGAAATTCCCACCAAATCTTTGACATGAGAACCCACATTTTCTCGGTCGGATGAGTAAAATTTTATCGTCTGGATGAACTTATCATCGAGGTCTTTTATCTCCTCAATTCCATGGTTCCCTCCGACACGCCAATCATAGAAATCATACACATAATTCCAGCCTGTTTGGTGGTGGTCAAATTCGTTTAATTTATTGTAGGAAATGTTGATTCTCTTATTGTAATTCGTGATGATTACAAAATTTTCATTTTCTTTACGGTAGTTAAGGACATTGTTAGGAAAAAGCAAAATTCCTGACATACTAAGCAAAAAACAAAGCCTATCCCAGACCTGCAGTGCTGTTGGGTTGTCAAGACCAAGCCACGTAAAGTCATAGTCCGCATACCTAACATCCAATTTAAAGGGCGGAATGGGCTCTAAGAGAACGCATGGAGTTTCAGTGCGAAACGAATGCAGCAAACAAGTGATTGTTTTGCCTACATTCAGTTCTTCATAATGTAAATCTAAATCTGGCACTTACGCCTCTTTTATTTATTGCCGAATTTTTTCATCTGTGCCATCATTTCTTCTGGTGACATCGGCGGGGCATGCTTCTTTCTTTTCTTTTGCTTTGGTAGGCTTTTTTGAACTTGATATCCTCCCATCCCAAGCACTGGTAGGAGGTGGTTATTTATAGTCGAAGAAGTGGTCATAAATGCATCCAAAACCTTCTGTCCGTTGATCATCCCCACACCCACCGAGAGGTCAGTAGGAAAGACCATTGCGCCCCTATCAGAAGAGACCATTTTCAAGACATTTTGGAGACCTTCATTTTTCAAATATTCCAATTCCTCAGAAGACAGCGTTGCCTCCAAAATGTTCAATTTTTTTTGAATAATTTTTTTGACAAGATCAGGGGTTCCATAGCCTCTCCTACTCTCGTCTGACCAGTATAAAGTTAGTCCAATATTAGCGTTGGACAAAATCGTTGCTTTATCTTTTTCAGTAAGCTGCGGGTCGGCTTCTACACGCTTTGTGAGTTCGGCATAGAGGGACTGAAATTCTTCATCTTGGAGGCTTTTATATTCATCGCTCCAAGTGTCATAGGCTCCAAAGAAAATGTCCCTAACTTTATCAAGCAATTTTTCTTTATCAATCTCAAATCTCGAATTTTCTCGGAGAAAAATTTTCCACTCATTTAGTATTTTCTTCACTTTTAATCACTCGCAGTAAAAAGTCTTCTGGTATCTCTGTAAATAGTCTTCCCTTGATTAAAACATCGTAGCCATTGTAGGTAACTGTCTCGGGAGTGCCATGGAAACCATACTCGTAAAGAAGATAGGGCTCGCTCATAATAAGTCCATTCTTAGCTTCTATATGTTGAAAGAGCATGCGACCTCTGTCATTTAAAAAAAACAAGTCGCCTTTCTTAAACACATCGGTGTTTCCTAAATGCACCTACGGCTTCCGGCCAAAGATCGCTAGCAATTTCTAAGCATGCCTCTGCAACTTTTTGAATTTCCCATTGGGCTCCGTCGTGGGTGCGCAAATCAATAAACTTAAGAAGATTATTTAAATTACACGTGCCATAGTATTCAGTATACATATTCTGTGGGAGCACCATCCGAGCCTGCTCCCGACATACGCCAGCGTTCATCAACTGGTGGAACAGTTTATAAGAGGCCGTCGTGTGAAATTTGATAGTGTCATAACAAGTTACCCCAAAGTCAGTATCTGAAAGGTCGGGATATAAAATCGGATTTATGGTATCTTGGTTAGAAGATTGCCTGTTGGACTTATGCTGAGTACGGAATGACATTGGGCAATAAAAAGCAAGATCTTTATCTGTATATCTTCGGGAAATTTCGTTGTAACTCCAGGTGCGATGTCGCATGTGTTGAGAGCGCACAAAAAGAGGAACGATAAACTTAAAGGTAACCACGTTGTGCTCGAACGTACTCGTGTGTCTGTGTTTAACAAGATAGTTAACAAGTTTCTTATCTCGATCATCTAGTTCCTCCTTTTCGACTCCAAATGAAACACGAGCGCTGTTCACAATTGTGAGATCAGAACCCATGTGATCTATGTATTGAACCTTCCCCACATCATCGGTATAAAGGCTGATTGTTTTGTGGTATTTCATCAGTCCTCCTCATACAATTCCATTCCAAATTTCTTTTTAGAAGTCGGATCAAAGGATACGTTGTCACTGGATCCTTCCAATTCCTCATGTTTAATAATAAAGCCCGTGGATTTAGAGTGGGGATCCTTTTGCCAGCCCATTGGATTGTCATAATCAATCGCATACATAGTAAACGCCATAAAATCCTGGGTAGCATTCATCATATGCTTTTGCCCAAAAACAAACCCCCACTGATCGAACTCTCGGCACAGAATGTCCATCGTATTTTGATCGACATTCATAATGACCACAGATTTCTCCACGAGACCTCCAAAGATGCCGCCGATGCGTTCATATTTCAGCCCCATTTTCTTTAAGCGCCGCTCCAGTTGACCTTTTAATTTGAGGTTCTTTTCCGGACTTATGGCTTGAGCCATGGGGTTTTGTCCAGACATGATGCCAACTGTCTCTATGTCTGACCGCCCCTCTAAGATGTCAAGCAACCTATCATACTTAGGTTGCGCTGCTTCAAAGAGCACCACCCGCTTCTCTTGATTCTCAATAAGAACCTTTCTAATCATTTGTTTTAATACTTTCTTATTCATCTTGTAGTCTCCCATAAACATAATTTTCTAGTACGAGATAATTAGTTTCGCCCATTGCTTTTACTTCGTGGAGCATGCGCCTTTCGACAATTACACAGTCCCCGATTGTAACATTTATTTCACAACTGTCAGCTATTCCTAGTACGTCACACATAACATAAGCTGATTTTGGTTGTTTATATTCATCAGGCAGAATAATAATACTCTTTTCTTGTTCCTCCTCTGTTAAGGGGAGCACAAGCAAGTGACGGTTTTTTGGTTCAAGATACATTTTCCCTCCAGCATCAATATAGGCAATGCCTTTCAACATAGTATATTATAACACGCTGAGAGGACATTGTCAAGCATTTATTGGTGAGAATTTTTCTTTTCTTGGATTTCTGCTCTTAAATCTTTAAGCTCTTTAATCGCAGTCAGCGCTGCTTTCCGAGCGCGGGGCGCAGCGGCTTTAAACCCATAAGTTCCAGCATCTACTTTATCAATGTCAGCCATAGCTGTTCTTAGTTGTTCTATAATCAACTCCAATCGTTCTCTCATTATTTTCTCCTAAAAAATTTCGCAAGATCCGCCTGAACAAGCTAGCTCACCGGCGAGATTTGTTTCATCTTGGTCTTCTCTAATTAGATCCAAATTTATACTTTTGACGAAGGGCAACAAACTTTCGTACTCTTCTTGGGTGCAATCCTCGAAGGGTGGCTGCACATAGGTGTGATCATCATACGGCAATACAGATAAACCGTTGTAACATTTCCTATTAACCCACATCCACTCACCCACGGCACCCCATTCATCAGGTTTCACAGTAATGGTGGCAGAAACATTGTGGGTATTATGACCGCTTTGGTGTCCTCCACGGATCCAAGTGTCACTAATAGCCTGTACCCTAGCAAGCAAATTCAAAGGGCTCTCATGGCGTGTTATGGCTCCCTCAGGAGCTTTTTGTGGAACGCTAATAATAGCAGTGTCGTGAGGACGAAATTTATCGTCTTCTACAAGACGAGGTAAAGCTTCACTTAAATATTTATAAATTGCCTCATTCTTTCCTACGCGGATTCTGCGTAGATAATAGTCGTTATGCCACGCATGGATGCCGCTGGAAGTTCCCAGCGTCAACGAGGTAGTTCCGGCTGGCTTGACGCAGGTGGAACGAGCGGCAGGTCGGATACCGATTTGCATTGCTACGCGGCGGTTTTCTCTTTTAACAATCAATGATGCGGCTGTAAGATTTAAATTGAGTACTCCACCTGAAGCGATGCCTGTCATGGAGACCCCGATGAGTGCGTCCTTTTCAGTATTACGTTGCCAGATGGGACGAAGATAGTGAAAGTCAGTGTAAGATGCTTGAAGAGTTCCAATGAAAGTCGCTGCACGAACTCTATCTTCGAGTTCTTCTTGAGTACTCACATCACTTACATTGACCTCGGTCAAATTACAAAACTGATAAGGGCGCAATCCGATTTCGCAGCAAGGATTGGTTCCCCAATCTTTGTCATTAGAAAAATAAAAGCCGGGTTCTCCGCAGCCACTTTCTACAACTCGCTGCCAGATAGCCATGAACGTATCGCGGTCGATACGATGACGCATCAGTACTACGGAGTTGTTGGCTCGTCCTCGCTGGGGATGTAACTCCCACCAGTTCCCGACTTTCGCACTAAGCATCTCATCATCGTCGGCAGAGAACAAAGAGATGAGAGCAGCCCTTCGAATGCCTCCAGCCAAAACTGCGTCCGCAATATGACAGATGATATCATGAACTTCAATGGGAGTAAGTTGATCGCCGTTTTCTTTTTCATCTAAAATTCCTTCCATTTTTACTAAACACTCACGGAGTGGTTGGGGACCTGGTGCTTTACCACCAGAAGTAACAAGTCGAGCGCCCTTCGGACGAATGTCTGAGAAGTCAAAGCGAAGGCGGGAAGTTCCTTTGAAGTACGAAGCCATCAAAGATTTAATTGAATCCGCCCAGCCTTCTATTGAATCTCCGATTAAGAATCGGCGGCTTCGGTGGGAGGGCTTGTGGATGGTCGGCAGCTTTTCCACATGGTGCTTCTGCACTGAGTATCCTACCCCTGTTCCTCCCAAGAGGAGAAACATAATCTCACTAAAGACATGGTAATTATCTACCGGACAAAAAGCACAGTTGAAAATACGGTTGGGAGAAACCTGGATGGGTTTGCCACCAAACTGCATGCTTCGCATAGAAGGAAGAACCTTCTTTTGAAAGACAAATTGATAAGCATTACGTATTTCCCGTTGTAAGGAAGGAAATTTTTTCAGATGCATTTTCATGTTGCGCTTCACTAACTCTTCCCAGTTTTCCCGACGGTTCTCTTTCTCAAGGTATCGGGCGTACTTCATGTGTACGGTTACATCTGATAAAATTTTCTTTTCTAAATCCATTGTTCCTCTCCGTATGTTAACTTAGTTCACTGTATTTTTGTCGTAGGATGGTGAGCGCATCTTTGGCGCTGGGCATTTCCATATCGTTATCTTCTCTATTCAACACCTTAATGGTTACATCAGACCAGTCCACAAATGTTGGGAACACAAGTCCGTCGGGCCCATTTCTGTTTTTGGCTACAAAGATGCGTCCTTTGTTAGATTGTTTATCTTGGACAGTACGGGAGAGAGAGAAGATAAAATCCGCCACAAAACATTTATTAAATGCTTCGGAGATGGATTCCATTGTAATAACTTCCGCGTTGAGTCCACTTCGATTAGTTTGGGAAGCTGTCCACACTGGGATTTCATAGATCTGTGCTAACGCTCGCAGACCTTCATAGGTTTCTTCTAGCTCATGGCGCTTCTCGCTAGAGGTGCGCGTTGGGCGTAAAAGATCAGCATAATCTACCAAAACCATCTCGGGATAGATCCCTCTTTTCTTAAGTTTTTCGATGTGATTTTTAATAGTTTGAACTGAAGCTGACTTGGTGGGGTATTCCTTGATTATCAAGGAACCATCTACACTTTCAATGTGAGCTAGAACTTCTTCTTTCCGGTCTCTAAGGTCGTTAAGGGGAATCCCGCTTAAACATGAATCAAAACGAGAGCCAACAACCGTATCCTTTAATTCTAAAGTATAGTAAACCACTGTCTTGCCTTGTTTTAAAGCTTGAGCAGCCAAGTGTACAAGTACCATAGACTTACCGGCACCGGTAGGTGCAATAACAACCCCCAGTTCATTTTTGCCTAGACCTCCACTCACGATTTCATCCATTCGATCCCAACCAGTTGAGATGGGGGCACGATTAATAAATTCAAAACGCTTTAAGGCGTCGGTGTGATAGTTGTGACCGAAGTTGTTGTCTGTTCCGAGCTTTAATGCTTCTTGAATAACTTTTTCAATCTCATCAAAAGATGAAGACTTAATAAGTTTTATAGATTGCATCATTGCTCCCTTGAGAACTTGTTTTCGACAAAAATCTAACGATTTGTCTTTAACATAGGCTGCTTCTTCCACTCCCTCAGACCGCATAATCCTAGCAAAGTAATTTCTTACTTGTGATGCGGCGGCATCATCGCAATGATTCAACTCAGTTCTAAGTATCGCCATCATGACTTCATGATTTGGGTGTGTATTGTATTTAGCTCTGTATTTCATTAAAGTCTCTGCAAAAATTTGTAAATATTTTAATTCAAAGAATTCAACTCTTAAGACTTCTGAGAGCTGGTCGAAGAAAGGTCTGTCTTCCAGCATTAGTTGGCACATATTTTCTTGGAATTTTTTTCCAAAGCGCAAAAAAGTTTCGTGTTCGTGTATAGTCATTTGTCCTCCAGTGTTAATAAATATAACTTGTTTGTTCTAATTTGTCAAGGTGGTTCTTTACCTTTTAATTTTTTTCATAATGCGAGTGAGTTCCTCAAAGTTGATGTAGGAAAGATCATCCGAAAACAACATTTTCGTAAAATTTAATCTCGAAAACTCAGGTTCAAACTGCAATAGCGTGTTATCAATAAAAACTCTATTCATCGGTCTAATGTTAGGTGAGTAAAGTTGCATAATTTTATAATTATTTTTTATTACATCTGCATGCTGCATAATGTTTTCATGTAGTTTAAGCTTTTTTGCTTGCATTGCACAAGCTTTAATAATCTCGCTGCTATCATATTCTTCTGGGCGAGCCATGAAAGGAAACCTTTTCGCAATTGTCTTAAGCCCAACACCAGACACACCTTCCAGATTGTCACTTTTGTCACCTGCAATTGCACGAGCAAGGGCAAAATTATTGGGATGAATTTTAAACTCGTCAAGAATAGTTTGTTTTGTAACAACCTTATCTTGGATAGGTCTATAGATAGATGTGTAATCATCACATAGTTGAAAAAAGTCTTTATCGGAAGAAACAATGATCTTGTCCCAGAACGCGTAAATAAGGTGCCGTGCTCCATAAGCAATAACATCATCGGCTTCAACGAAGTCGATTGTGAGTTGGATGATAGGTAGTTCATTGAGATACTCCATGAGTCTGATCAGTTGATAAGCTTTATTCTTGTCTTGTTCTTTAGGGTCTAAATCAATTAGCCGTCGATTAAACCGAATAGGCTTACGCCCTTCTTTATAATTCTTATTGAGGGCGCGCTTTCTTTCGGAACCGTGGTGACCATCCCAGACCACAATTACTTCATCAGGCTGAAACTTGCGGCACACTTTCTGTAAGGATTTTAAAAACCCAATACACCCACCAATAGGGTTTCCGTGACGATCCATTGTGGGGTTAACCACGTAGCTCCTAATGAACATATTAAGAGCATCGATTAAAATAACTTTAGCCATCAGTCCTCCACAAAATCTAAAAAGTCTGAGGGAATAACCGCTTGTTTGTCACCGAATTGAATTTTAACCCAGCACGTTGGGTCATGGGAACCAAAATCAATTCCCCCCGTTCCTTTGACATTGCGTTTCCATATGCGGGGCATTTCTAATATTATCCCCACCCCTGTGTGTTCGAGCAAATGTCCTCTTCGAAACTGTCTGGCTTTGTCCAGGTCTACAGTCACTAATGTTCCGACGTTTATCATTTTTCCTCCACAATCTTATAAGAATAAGAAGCTTTCGGGTAATGATAGGTCAAAACTTTGTTCTCGTTTTTAGCAACGAATTTAGTTTTTTGATCTTTGATGAGATAGCCAACAAATTGGATATCGTTATGTGTAATTAAAATCTTTTTCATAGTGTCCTCCGATTATAATTATAATATAACCTATCATCCATGAGTTGTCAAGCAGATTTTGTTTAATTATAAATGGCTTGGCGTGTAACCTCACGCAGGAGGAACTCATCGTAGCCTCGGATTTTTTGATAGATACGCATCTCCTCATCAATAATAAAAAATGTTGGCCAAGCCAATACACGCCAACCGTTCATACTCTCATCATCTAGGATCGCTCGGGCTCCTCCGAGCACCGGAGCATCTGTGATGTCATAAGTAGAAGCCCAAAGTTCCAACTCTTCCTGACTTGGTCTTTCACCAGCAGCATTTTCTACAAGAATTGTCACGTATTCTACGCCAAGGTCATCTTCTATACTTTGTACCTGGCTGGCTGCTACCTTACAGTAATAACACCACTCCGCCGAAAAATCCAAAATAATCACACTTCCATAATGCTCATAGAGTTCAAAATCCTCTCCGTGCTGGTCTTTTAAAATAAAATTGCATTGCGTAGTTCCGATAGAAAAACCACATGGCTCTTCTACAGGGCTTTCAGCGTCGGGCGTGGTGCTTTTACCCCCGCAGCTCCATAGAAATAACCCAAATAAAAAATTCATAAACCTGTCCTCCATAAATAAATAGAGGATTCTTACCCATAAAGACAAAAAGCCTCGGGCGTAAACCCGAGGCTCCCAGAGACCTAACTTGCCAATATGTTATTCTTTGTCGATGTTGAAGTTTTTTCCTTCGGTATCAAACTTTTTAATGATCTCTTCATCCATAATCTCAAACACAATTTGTTTGAACTTTGAATTTTTTAACTTCTCTAACCATTCGGAGGCGCGGAACTTATGCTCCTTACCCTTCGAGTCGGTAAGGTAGTACCAACCACCACCTACCCGATACCTATCTGATTGAGATAACCTCAAGGCTTCAAGCCACGACTCTTCGTCCTGGATTCTTGCTTGGCCACCCCAGAGGATTTTGAACCCACAGGTTCTGCCTTCAGTTCCAAAGCGAGACTTTTCAATCTTTACTTTTAGTTCTGAACCGATTCTCAACCCCGAAGCATCCGTCACATACCCCGCTTTAGCCTTACGCTTTGTTAACCAAATGCGTTGGGAGCAGAAATATTCAATGGCTTTGCCACCTGGAGCAATAAACGGGGTTGTCATTGCTTCGGCAACATTGCTTGTGATGTTTGTCTTCAATTGATTAACCAAAATGAGCGTACATTGTTGGTTAGCCAAGGGGATTGTAAGTTTCGGAAATGCTTTAGCGAAAATCCGTGGCTTCACAGCCATGGTTGATTGCGGATTGAAGTCCGATTCCATTTCTTTTTCTGATGTGGTAGCAGCAATGCTATCCCAGATGAAAAGAAATCGAGTCTCGGGGTACTCTCCCATAAGATCCTCGATAGTTTCAAGAACTTTCTCTACTGAGAGAGCCTGAACGTACAAGAGATCTGCAACCTTAACGCCAGCAGTTGTAAGAAACTGTGGGTCGATGGCACTTTCAGCGTCGAAATAGACAACTGTGAATCCCATCTTTTGAGCATTAGCGGCTATTTGCACAGCCATAAAAGATTTTCCAGCAGAACTCAGACCTGCTATCTCGGTAATCTTTCCAACGGGAATTCCGCCATACTTTCCTCTAACTGTAATAGAGTCAAGCCAGCGAGATCCTGTTGGGATCCATTGTTTTACTTCGGTGGGATTGTCTTTCCGAAGATCGTGGGCAACGTCCAAGCCGACAGATTTATTGACGAACTTTTTCATTGCTGCAATATCTATTTTTCCTGGTTTTGTTTTCATTTTAACTACTTTGCCCAATGTGGTGCTCCTTATGAAAATGGACCGCCACTTTTTTCATCAGGGTGGACGGCTAACCCTTTCAACACAGGAGGACTACAACTACTTGTTGTTCATGAAATTATCAAAGGCCTCGTCGATGCCCGAGGATTTCTCCTTGGAATACTTAGTTGTCTCACTTGAACGATTTTCCGATGATGTTTCGGAGGACAAGAAATCATCTAACAAAGCTTGTACATCTTCAGTTGTTTTACGATCAAAGAGTTCACCAATATCAGGTACCGACTCTATGAGTTTATTACAATCTGCGACCGCCTCATCACAAAGAACGCTTGGGCGCCGCCGAGGTTTTAGAGTGGTCTTAGGGAAAGACCCCGGAGTTCCGGGTATATCATAATTCAGAACAATATCTGTTCCTGTATCAGGATCCGTCACATCACCATAGTCAGGGTCGAGGACATAACCCAGCAAGGTTTCATACGCGGTCTTTCCGTAAGACCAAACTTTAACACCCTCGGTTTCCTTGCCTCGAACGACGATGGGAGAGTAATAACGCTTTCGCACAAACAGTTTCTTTGCTTCTGTCTTGAGGGAAACGTCATCATTTTCGACGCCCTCCTTCCACAGTTTGGATGCAAAGTCACAAATTGGACACTCTTCTCCATGATTACGTTTAGGGCACATGATCCCAGGGTTTTTGCCTACATTATAATGAAAGTGAAATTCCTTGAAAGGATCTCCATCTGTTGTAGGAAGGATACGAATGGTCTGGTCTCCTTGGTTGGGACGCCATTTCGTACTGTTTGATTGACCTTTGTTGCCAGTTTTAGATGCAGTAAGTTTGGCTCGCATCGCTTCAATATTAATAGCCATAGTAGTTTCTCCTTATGGTTTCTATTTTAAGGTGAGCAGGGTTTTAACCTTACTCCCAATCGTTTATTATGTTTATAATATAACATGTTCATCATGTCTTGTCAAGTATTTTTTTTAACTTTCTTGTTCAGTGCTTGGTGCTTCGACGGCGGTATCATCCGCTTTCTCACCACAGCCAATTAGAATTGTCATTATTAGTGTCAGCATTATTTCTCCTTCTCAATTTCTTGAATAAAATGTGT